TTAAAGAAGCTATGGTAGAACAAAACAATATTCAAAATAAATAACCTAAGGGGGGAAACCCCCTTTTTATTCCTAAACTTTAAACTTAAAAAAATGGACACTATTACAATTGAAAATCATGAACTAATCAAAAGACACGAAATCAAAGACACACCATTCACAATAATTGAGATAGAAAATAAATTCTTTGCCACTATGGGTCAGTTTCGATTAACTGAAACCTATGACACATATCAAGAAGCACACGATAAAATAACTGCAAACACTTGGAACAATATAACAAACTTAATTCTAACTTTACACGAAATCTTAAAAACTAAAGAACTATGAAAACAACAATTGGAGGCGACCGCTTAGGGTCAGGACAAAAAAATGAAGTAATTGGAAAAACCTACGAAAGAAGTACACATGATTTAGGATATGTATGGAGAAGCTCCATGGCGAGTGGTACACTTGTACCTTTCCTAAGTGAAGTGGCTTTGCCGGGTGATAGTTGGGATATTGAATTGGACACTTCTGTAATGACACTTCCAACACTAGGGCCATTATTCGGAAGTTACAAAGTACAATTGGACATATTTGAAATACCTATTAGGCTATACCAAGGTAAATTACATATGAATATGCTTAATATTGGAATGAATATGAGCCAAATATTTTTGCCTCAAGTAAGATTACAAGCATTAAAAACTAATAGTAGTTATACTGAAGAACAAGTACATCCATCATGTATCTTTAGTTACTTAGGTATTAGAGGCTTAGGAAGAATTTCACCAAGTGTATCAAGTCAATTCGTTAGTCGTAATTTTAACGCAGTCCCTTGGTTAGGTTATTGGGATATTTACAAAAATTACTACAGTAATAAACAAGAAACAAAAGGATGGGTTATTCATAACCCTATGAACGATGCAAACTTTGCAGGAATTGCAGAAGCTAATGTTATAAATGTAACACAACTTTACTCATTTGCAGGCGACCTAGCAACAGGAAATGCAACCATGAATGCGGTAGATGATATCCAAATTATAATGACAGTTAATGTACCTTCATGGGCATATAATACACAACAACCTTTTGACTATGACTTAAATACTTTTGATACTAGTGAAGGTACTTTTAGCGCAAATGAATTATTTGCTGATATTAGTGTGGACTATGTTTTAGGACCAACACAAGTTCAAATATTTTTTAAAGGATATAAAAATAAAGGTAGTGGTATTATACAATTTAACCAAATTAACCCATTAAAATGGTTTTATCCTAGTGGAGCAATAGTAAACAATAAACCAAAATTGCAATCGTTTGATTTAACAAACATTGACCTAATGCGTATGAACATTCTAAAAGCAGTAGACCAACCAACTGCATTTGTCGTTAGTAATAGCATGGCAGGGTCTAACTTTCCTTATGAATATACTTTAAACTTTGGTAACGGTGGTTTTAGTATAACCTCAAGCCAAGAAGGATTAGGTGTAAAAACTTACCAAAGCGACTTGTTTAACAATTGGATAAGTACTGAATGGATTGATGGACAAAATGGTGTGGCGGCAGTTACCGCAGTATCAACAACAGGAAATAAATTTACCATTGATGCACTTAATTTAGCTAGTAAAGTATATGCAATGCTTAATAGAATTGCTATTAGTGGTGGTACCTATGATGATTGGCTAGATGCAGTATACACACATGAAAGAGCTAAAAGTGTAGAAAATCCAATTTACCATGGTAGCTTGATTAAAGAACTATCATTCGAGGAAGTCGTTTCAACTGCATCGCAAAAAAATGAACCATTGGGTAGTTTAGCAGGTAGAGGAAGATTAACCTCAAAACACAAAGGTGGTAGTATTAAAATCAAAACAAGTGAACCAAGTTATATTATGGGTATTGTTTCGTTAACACCAAGAGTTGATTATTCACAAGGTAATAAATGGGATACCAATTTACTTACTATGAACGACTTTCATAAACCTGCATTGGATGAAATTGGGTACCAAGACCTTATTACCGACCAAATGGCTTACTTTGATACACTAATAACTGAACCAACGGCAGGAAACTTTGTAAAGACATTTAAAAGTGCAGGGAAACAACCTGCATGGATTAACTACATGACTAATGTAAACCAAGCTAGAGGAAACTTTGCTCAAGAAGATAAAGATATGTATATGACATTAAATAGAAGGTACGAAGAAAATATTGTAAATGGAGTAAGTAATGGTATTAAAGACCTTACCACATACATTGACCCTTCAAAATATAATAATGTTTTCGCAGAAGAAAGTTTAACTAGTGAAAATTTTTGGGTACAAATAGCATGTGATATTACATGTAGGAGAAAAATGAGTGCAAAAGTAATTCCAAACCTATAATGAATAAATGGGAGGGTGGATCCTAAAGGATTTACCCTCCCTAATTAAAACAATCTAAAATAAATTATTATGCTAAAGCCTAGAAAATACCTAACGACAGAACTACTTGGCGAAGAAACCGTAGAAGGTGAAACCATTGAAACCAAAATGGACAGAATTACAACAAATAAAGAACCCATAAAAGATGGAGCACCTAGAATCTATACAGAACGAAAAGATGGAGTAATAGCAGCCTACAATATTCGTACTGATAGGTTTGAGATAGCTACGGAGGCTATGGATAAAGTATCAAAATCTATTCAAGCTAAAAGAG